CTGTTCAAGCTATGGGTGTTCAGACTGAAGGTGCATCTAAGACTCAGGTTCAATATGACTTTACTGAAGTTAGACTTGTTCAGGATTATATCGCAGGTTTTGCTCGTTTCTCTAAGCAAATGGCTAAGCAATTGCCATACATGCAGACAACTTTACCAAGATTGTTAACAAGAGATTTTTACAAGACTGAGAATGCTACATTCTATACAGCTACAACTGCACAAGCTGCTGGTGTTAATACTACAACTGGAACTAATCCAGTTGAGATTATCATGGACTTGATTGCTAACCAACAGTCAGCTAATTTTAATGCTTCTTATGTAATCGTAAGTCCTGCAACATTGGCTTTGATTAACAGAACATTGTTGACTAACGGTTACTATCCTGGTGCTGCTGGTATAAGTTCTGTAGCAAGTGGTGCGGTAGTTATCTCTGGTACTCCAGTAGTTTCTGCATCATGGGCTAGCAATAGTTCTTACTTAGTAATCGATATGGATTATATCGAGAGAGTAGAAACTGAAGCAGTTAACATTACGTTTGCGATGGAAGATGCTGACAACTTCACTAAGAACTTGATCACTGCAAGAATTGAGTGTCAAGAAGAGTTGAACTTGATGCTTCCAGCTTCTGCCATTTTTTTAGACTAACTGTAAGCTCTCAACCGCTTCAAACGGAAGCAGGGGATGACTTACAGACTGAAGTTGGCGAAGTATTGTATACTGATCCTTAATAAACTGTGGTTTGGTTAATGTAGATAACAAGGCCTCTCTCATTTGGGAGGGGCCTTTTTAAAATAAATAAGATGGTAAATTATAATTCGGTTTTAGACATTGAATTTAATGAAACAAATATCGTGGAGCCGGTTACGTTAGCTGAGGCTAGAGACTTTTGTAAAGTCGATATTGATACAGATGATGCGATAATAACATCATTAATTACAGCTGCTAGATTATACTGTGAAGCTTACACTGGTGTAGGATTTATTGTTCACAATGCCGTTGCAACCTTAAATAATTGTAATGGAGATATCTATATTCCATATGGTCCATTATTAGCTATTAATCAGATTACAGATGCGGAAGGAAATATTTTGATACTAGATAGCACTTATAAGTTATCAGGTCAATCATTTAAGAGATTAGAATATCCTAGACAGACTAATATTACTATTGATTATACAACCGGTTATTCTGTATTACCACTAACATTAAAAACAGCAGTATTAAATCAGATTTATTGGCTTTATGATAATAGGAGTCAAGCAATGGATGATATTAGTCCAATTGCAAAATCATTACTAAATCCTTTCAGACGTGTATAAATTAAATAGCAGAATTAATATACTTAGGTTTACGACTACTAAAAATGAGTTTGGTGGATTGCAAGCTGACAATACTGCTACCTGGACTAAATGGGCAGAGGTAAGAGATAGGATAGGAAGTCCAAGAAATGAGTATCAGCAAAGGCAATGGACTTATGATCAAATCTTTGTGATGAGATATGAGAATGAAAGACCAACCAGAAGCAATGATGTAATTGAATATAACGGTACACAATACAAGATAAATAATATACAGATAAGAACTGAGGCGGCAAGAGATTGGGAGTATATTTCTGCAAGTAAAATAGATGAATCAGTAGTATGATAAACTTAAAAGCAAGCGGCATAGATGCAATATTAGCTAAGTTTAATACTTTGGCTAATCAAGCGCAGAATGACGTACAGGAACAGCTTAATAGTTTTGCTGATGATGTGGCTAGAGATGCTAAGCAATTAGTAAAAGCTAATAGTTCTGATGAAGGTAATTTGCTTAGAAATATTAATCCAGAATATGGTTCAGGATTTGTTTCAATAACAGCCAATACAAAGTATGCAGCTTATATTGAATTTGGTACAAGAAAGTTTGCTGCAGAGTATGTGAGTAGTTTACCATCAGATTGGCAAGCTTATGCTTCTACGTTTAAGGGTAAGTCTAATAGTGGAGATATAAATGAATTTTTTGCAGCTATATTAGAATGGGTAAATAGAAAAGGAATTACTGCAAGATTTTCGGTAAAGACTAGAAAAAGATTAAAGAATAATAAAGGTGATGACATAAGAGAAATAGCAGCAGCGCGAGCCATTGCATTTAGTATTTTAAGAAATGGGATAAGACCTAAACCATTTATGTATCCATCAGTAAATAGAAATCTACCTTTATTAATACAAAATATAAAAGACGTTTTTAAATGATAGACATAAATACATCACTGCTTACAGCTTATTATAATGCCATCAGTACGGTCAATATTCCTATTTATGAGGGTGAGGAACCTGATGACGTTAAGGATAAGATTTATGCTGTTTTAAGTGATGTGGTTAATATTGAGTCATCTACAAGTAACAGTTCTGATACTAATACAACAATTCAGATTTCAATCCATTCATGGGAATATAAGTATAATAATTCAAAGGCATTAAATGAAGCTTGTGCTTTAATATTTCAAGCGGTAAAGCCTACAACAAACAGCGTTTTAGATTTATCAAGCTTTGGATTACAAATGATGAATCTTAACGTGCAAACAGATAGGACAGAAAGATTTGGAGAAATTGGAGGAAAGATATTTATTTCTCGTATATTGATTTTTCAACAAGATATTTTCGTAATTTCATAACAAAATAAAAATTAAACAAAATGAGTGAACACAAGGTAGCCGGTGGTACGATGTTGCTGTTTATCGATCCAACTGGTGGTACTACATATGACACAGTCGTATGTCTTACTAATTTAACAACAGCAGACTCAGTATCTGTAGTAGACGCTTCTTCAGCATGTGGACCTGACAAGAGTCCTGGTACTATAGAAATTTCTTACACTTTTGAAGGTCAGCATTTGCAAGATCCTGCAACTGGTACTATTTCGGGTAGTAATCTCCGTCAGTTATTGAGAAGCAAGTCAACTGTAGGTTTTAAGTTGAGTCCAGTTGCTCCAATAACAGGTGATGAAGTACAAGAAGGTATTGGTTACATTTCAGAGTTAGGTAGTACATATGCTTATGATTCTATCGCAACATTTACTTTGACTTTGCAGCCTTTCGGAACTCCTTCAATTGTTATAACTCCATAATAAATGGCAGAACACAAAATACAGGGTGGCGATATGCTACTCTTCATTGATCCAATAGGTGGGACAAACTACGATACAGTGGTTTGTCTCACTTCTGTTTCTGTAAGTGATAGCGTTCAACCGGTTGATGCTTCTTCAGCTTGTGGACCTGATAAGAGTCCAGGAGCTGTGCAAATATCAATAGCATTTGAAGGTCAGCATTTGCAAGATCCTAATACTGGAACTATAAGCGGTTCAAATTTATTAATATTACTAAGAGCTGAACAGACTATTGGATGGAAGTTAAGTCCATTAAATCCAGTTGGTGGTGATGAGATTCAGGAAGGTATTGGATTTATATCTGAATTAAGCAGTACATATTCTTACGATAGTATTGGTATTTTCTCTATGACAATAAGTCCATTTGGATTGCCTACAACAAGTATTGAGCCTCCTCCTCCTCCTCCTATTGTTTTAAATATTGGACAATTTTATGAAGGAGGAAATATTGCTTATTTAGATGGTACTGGGCAACATGGATTTGTAGTTTATGATAATGGTACTTCAGTTGCATTTGATCAGTGGTCAACAACATTTACATTAACTGGAGCAAATGCTTATTCAATTGGTAGTGGTGCTGCAAATACAGCTTTAATGATTGCTAATTCTACATCTATTCCAGCTTTGGCTTGTGTAAATGGTAATTTTAATGGATTTAATGATTGGGTAATGCCATCAGCATTTGAAATGTATCAAATTATTTTAGAACATAATAATGGCTTTTTTCCTAATATAACAGCAAGTAGATATTGGTCAAGTAGTGAAAATAATGCTCCAGATGTAGCATTTTTATATACCGTACCTGGTAATAATGGATTTGCAAATAATAAAACAGTGCTTTGCGATGTTGTAGCCATCAGATATTTTTAAACCAAACACACAGAAATAAAATGAGTTATCTACAAATTGAAATCGGAGGAAAAAAACGAGGCTTAAAATTTAACCAATTAGCCATAGAACTTATTAGTAAGCATAACGACAATGCTACTCAATCTGCTTTTTTATACGCTATGATTTATGGCGGATTAATGGGTAGTACATATGTAAAACAAGAAGAAGCAGATTATACATTTGAAGAGGTATGTGATTGGGTTGATGCTTTAGAAAATAAAGCTGAAGTAATTACTACAGTTACTAACGCTATGACTGAGACGCAGATATGGAAAACACTTGTTAAGAGTGGTGAAGAGATAATTGAAACAGGCAAAAAAAAAGCATCAAAGAGCAGTGTTTTGACAACTTAAAGTTTGCACTGGGTAAATTAGGTTGGTCAGCTTATCAGTATTATACAAGTTTACCAATTGAATTTTATGCAGCTGCTGAAGGATATATTGAGAAGCAAACTGAGTCGGCTAAGTTGATGAGGTTTGCTTCCTTTCGTATAAGTGAGAGCATGGTAGGTACTAAGGCCATAGGAAGTATAGAAAAGTTTTGGCCGATGGCTGATGATCCAAAGCCTAAGAAGGTGCAGCCAATGAGTAAAGAGGAGTATGACGCTATAATATCTAGACATAAAATTAAAGTGAAATAAAGATGGCTGAAGAAATAAAGATAGTAGTCGGAGCGGATACCAGTAAGCTGCAAGCAGAACTCAAAAGAGCGGAAAGCGAGTTAAAATCATTTCAAACTCAGCTAAATAATACAGGAGATAGTAAAAAGATTGATGAGCTTAATAAGAAGATTGCTGAAACTAAGAATATTGTTTCTAATCTTAAGACTAAGCTTAATCCTATTGAAATTACAGCTAATAATTCTCAGTTATTAGAACAGATAAAAAAATCTGAGAAAGAGTTAAATATACTTCAAGCATATTCTTCTGAAGTAAAGTTAACAGCAGATTCTTCACAATTAGATATTGCATACAAGAAAGCTGAGGCTGAGTTAAAAGCAATTAATTCAACTATAACATTAGTTGATATTAAGGCTGATTCAACACAGTTAGATAGTACTATAAAAAAAGTACAAAATGAACTGGTTAACTTAAAGGCCATTTCTGTTCCCATTACGGCAGATTCTACACAATTAGTCTCAGAGGTAAATAAGGCAAAAACATCGGTAAAAAATATACCATCTGTACTGATACCGGTTACTGTTGATAATACTCAATTGTTAGCTCAATTAAGAAAGGCAGAGAATGAGTTGAAGGTATTACAGACTTATGCATCTGAGGTCAAAATTTCAGCTGATACTACGCAATTAGATAAAGCTTTTATAAAGGCTGAGACAGAATTAAAAGCATTAGGTTCTAAAGTATCACTAATTAGTATAAAAGGCGATTCTACTCAGATTGATAATGTAATATCAAAAGTTCAATCTGAGATATTAAGTTTAAAATCTTCGCCAGTACAAATTACAGCCAATGCTTCGCAGTTAATTACTCAAATTAGTAAAGCTGAGGCAGAGTTAAAGATATTACAAGGATATGCTTCTGAAGTAAAAATAACAGCAGATGCTTCGCAGTTAGATAAAGCTTTTATTAAGGCTGAATCAGAATTAAAAGCATTAGGTTCGGCAGTTTCATTAATTAGTATAAAGGGTGATTCTAGTCAAATTGATAGTACAATATCTAAGGTTCAGAATGAATTATTAAATCTAAAGTCTACACCTGTAATATTATCAGCTGACAATAGTCAATTAATAGCTCAAATAAACCAATCTGAGGCTGAATTAAAGATATTAAAGGGATATTCTTCACAAATAAAAATAACAGCAGATTCTAGCCAATTAGACGCTGTATACATAAAGGCAGAAGCTGAGTTAAAAGCAATAGGTTCTAAAGTTTCTTTAATTAGTATAAAAGCAGATTCTACACAAGTAGATAATACAATATCTAAGATTCAATCAGAGTTAATTAATTTAAAGTCTACACCTGTTCTAATTACTAGTAATGCTAGTCAATTAATAGACCAGGTTAATAAAGCTGAAAATGAATTAAAGATACTAAAAGGATATGCTGATGTAGTCAATATAACGGCTAATACTTCAGAACTGGATGCTGCATTTAAAAAAGCAGATGCTGAGTTAAAAGCTTTAGGTTCTAAAACTTCATTAATTAGCATCAAGGGAGATTCTACTCAAATTGATAATATAATATCCAAAGTTGAGAATGAATTATTAAACCTAAAATCTACTCCAGTTTTGATTACTGCTGATGCTGATCAGTTAGTAAATCAAATTAGCAAAGCTAATAAAGAATTAAAGATATTACAAGGATATGCTACATCAGTTAATATTACTGCAGATACTAAGCAATTAGATGCTGCATTTATAAAAGCTGAAGCGGAGCTAAAAGCATTAGGTTCGACAGTATCATTAATTAGTATTAAAGGAGATTC